TGGGCACCGACCCGCTCCCCCGGCTCCGCTTTCGCGTCCGACATTGTCCGCCGGCTGGCACCGACGTAGCGACCGTGAGACGGCAGAAGCCGCGTGCCGTGCGTCGATCGGCGGGCGAAGTCCCGCGTCACGTCTGCGGTCTGTGCCCAGTTGGCGTCCACCAAGAGAAGGGCGACGCGGTGGACCGCGTCGGAATCCTCAGACTGAAACTCGCGGCCGAGTATTTCGCGAGCGACCACCTCGAGCCCAAGGTGCATCGCGTCCGCCAGCGGGGCGTTGCTGGCCGCCAGCCGCAGCGTCCGATCGACCTCGCGGAGCGTGAAGTACGAACGGTTCTGGTCCGGGTAGGTGCCGTATGCCACGACGTGCCCGCGGAGCTGCGAACCCCACGCACAGATCGCCCAGTAGAGGCAGGCTTCTTGCACGTCGACAAACGCGGTGAGCGTGCTGCAGCCGGCCGGGACCACAAACCGCGGCACGTTTATGGCGTGATCCGCCAGGTCAGCCGGCCGGACGGCGTCGGTCCGCGACTCGTCGGCGATCGGCTCTTGCTGGTACTCACTCGCAAACACTTCCGGGCCGTCGTCGATCAAAGCGTTGTAGAAGTGCTGGACCGCCGACAACTCTTGGTCGCGGTCGTAGCAGTGCTCCCAGTAAACCTCGCAGCCCTCATCCATCGCCTCTCGGTTGCTCCGGTAAAACTCCGTGGCTTCACGCCACGCCCGGAGCTGGTCGCCGTCGATCTCCTTGTCGTAGGTCTGCCGGATTCGCTTGTAGTCGCCCATCCAGAGGTCGTCGTGCCGCTTCGACCATGCCCGAACGGCCTTCACGCGAACACCTTGCCATGCCGGGTCCGCGAGAAGCTGGTCGATCACGTCGTCGCGTGCGATCACCGTGGCGTTGCAGACCACGGCGAGAGTCTTGCCGTGGCCGCCAAGTTTCAGAATGTTTTTCTTGATGATCGCCAGCCGCTTGGCGATCTGCACCGCGGATGCCGCCGACTCGTCGGTCTGAATGTCGTCGAGGATCACCAGGTCCGGCCGGGCCTGGACGCCGTCGGCCCGCTTGTAGCGAAGACCTCGAGACGACGCCATGAGACCGTGGCACGAGACGATCGCACCGCTGGCCTTGCTGCCGGGGATCTTCGGCAGCACGATCGTGTCGGCGGTCCACTCGATGTGGGTCGACTCGCCGTTGTACGTCTGCCCGGAGCACCGCTGCGGCTTGCCCTCCAACGCCCGCACGGGGTGGCAGACTTCGGGAAAGTCTTCGTAGAGCAGATCGTTCTCGTTCAACTCCATCTTGATCGAGTCGATCGACATTTGGGCCTTCGTCGACTCGCTGCCGAACACCGCGACGAACGACCGGCGACCGGTGAGGCCGCACCAGATGGCGAACACCTCGGAGCGGGTCGTCTTTCCGCTGCCACGCGGGAGGGCTTCGATCGACCGGCCGCCGTTGTCGGCCGCGTCCTGGCACCGCGTGTTGCCACGCTGGTGGTCCGGGGACATCGGCCACTGCCCGGTGGAGTGCGGGAAGTAGGTGACAGCGAAATACTCAAACGATGCTTCGGCTTGCCGGCGTCGGTCGGGGTTTTGCACCGGCGGGATCTCGCCAATGTCGGCACCGCGGCGGGTCCGCTCGCGGGTCCGCTCGATGTCTTGGACACGTTTCCGCTCGGCAGCGGCGACCTGGTGCTCCGGGGCGGATTTGGGTCTACCCATTGCCAGCCCTCGCGTACCAGTGGGCCAAGAGTGCCGCGTCGGCCCGCCCGTCGTCCTTCACGCGGGCGAACAGCTCGGCGTGCTTCGGCCATAGCCGCGACGCCACCAGCCGGTGCTCGCCCTTATCGCGGCTGACGCCGATCGACTTCGTCCAGCTTTGCGGCCGGACCAGCGTCAGCGGGAATCCGAGTGCCGAGATCACACCTTCCACCAGGCCGAAGCCGCGGCCGAACGAAAACGCGGACGTGGCCCCGGACCCTTGCACGCCCTGGACGTGCTCGAGGACGACGTGGTTGGGCATGTACGGGAAGCCCCGCTGGACTAGGTGGGCCAAACGGGCCGCGTCGATCACACGCTTGCCGCGGACCTCCGCGACCGGCATATCGAGGACGTGCAGCTCGTCGCCGTTCAAAAGGGCGAGGGCACCGGAGAGGCCGGGGTCGATGCCGAGGATGGTCATGCCACCACCTCCACGATCCGCAACGTCCGGCAACGCCCATCCTCCCAATCGACGACGCCGTCACGGCGAAGCCGCCACAACTTTTGCATCACGTCGTTGACGTTGACCGCCAGGTCGTCGGCGATCTCCCGGACGGTCGGGGCGTAGCCCTTCGCGGCCGAGAGCCGTGAGAGTGCGTCGAGCACCGCACGCTGCTGGTCGGTAGTGCCCGCGGAGCGGGCACGGCGGATTGAGGTTGAGGTGACGGTCATGCGGCTCCTCCGGCCTTCTGCGACTTGAGGGCAATGAATTCGGCTCGACGCTTGGCTACCTCCGGATCCTCCGCTGCACGCTTCCACTCCGCTGCAGCGTCAGCCGCGGAGCGGCGGCCGTCCGGCTTGACGCCACGCTCACGGTGGGTGCCGCCGCGGTCCTGGCAGTTGTTCAACCAACTCGTCGTCAGCCACTTCCGCCAGTTGGATTTCTTCGCCTTCTTGGGGTTGGCCTTGAGCCACTGGGTCGCACGGGCCAGCTCCACGGGGATGTCTGCAGCCGGGTAGGCCAACGCCCATTCAGCCCGGTCGGCTTCCGTGATCCCCTCCCACCCTGCGTCAGCACTCCACCGGATGGAGTCGGGCGGCTCGGAGCCGGCCCGCGGAGCGGGACTGCTCTGAGCAGAAGAGGAAAAGGGAATAGGGAAAGAGGAAGAAGGAAGAAGGAAAGAGGCGCAATTCGCCGGGAAACTTCCCGGCTCCGTTGTTGGACTTCCCGGCTCCGTTGTTGGACTTCCCGGCTCCGTTGTTGGACTTCCCGGTTTTGCGTTTTCCACGGGAAAAACCGCACTTTCTGCCCGGTGGGCAGTCGAGCCGGGAAAAACCGGGAAGTTTCCCGGCTCCATCGTTGGGTTTCCCGGCTCCAGCGTTGGACTTCCCGGTTTTTCGCCATTTGGGGGTGGCGGAAGCCCCTCCGACCGCTCCTCTGGGTGGCACCGCTGGTGCTCCCGAAACCTCGGAATCTCAATCACCCGCACGTCGCCCGATTCGTAGGCCCGGACGAAGCCCCTGTCGGCCAGTTGCTTGAGCAAGCTGGCGATGTCGCAGTTTTCGTATGGGAACAGCTCGGCCTTGATCCGCAGCGGGCGGTTCTCGAGGCGGCCGTCGCGGTCGGCGAGGGTCCATAGACCGATGAATAGGAGACGAGCCATCGGCTCGCACTCAGCGAGAAACTCGTTCTTGTAGAACGACGGCTTGATGTTACGGGCTCGTGCCATTCACCACCCCCATGCTGATCGGATGCAAGTTGCCGCCGTCGTCAACTATCGAAATACCCGGCCGACCACCGCGGAGAATGGCGTGGACTCGGTCTAGAAGCGTCGAAGCCTGGCTCCGCGTGATTTTTTCGTCGTCCATCGCGTCGAGGATCCTTCCCTGCACGCCTACCGGCGGCCTTGTTGAAGACTTCGTCATCTTGTCTGCCGACCACTTATTGCCGCCGACCGGCGGCCGCAGCTCCAGGTCCAGCGGGTCGGCCACGTCGATGAGGGCTGAGAGGTCGGAGAAAATGTCTGTGCTCAACTCGCCAACCTCCACAGCCGTGCCCCCGCCGTCCCGTGCCCCTTCCTCCGGGCCGCAAATCCGACCGACACGATCTTGTTGTTCTTCGCCAGACCGGCGAACACGCTGCCGAAAGCCCTCGCGTCGTGCGGCACCAGGCCCACCCGCTGGCAGTGATCCACCAGCTCCTCTCCGGTCATGGCTCGCCCGCTCTTGGTGAGTGCCTCGAGGATCGCCGCACGGGCCGCGTCGGTGTCGAAGCCGGCCACCCGCACCGCCTTCGCCGTGCAGGCCGCCGCGGGCTTCTCGAACAGCGGCAGCGACGCGATCGCTTCGTCTGTTGTTTGCAGCGTCATGGTCAGTCCCCCGTCCAGTTCGTGCCGGCCCGCGGGCCGGCGTAGCCGAGTTGCTGTTTCGTGTTGCCCCACCGCTTGAACCACGCCGCACGCACGGCCAGCTCGTCGGCGTATGGCCTTTCCAGTTCCATAGACTCCCTTGCCACCGCATTGGCGATCACCATCGCGGCATGGCGGTCGGCCGCCGTGTTGATGGCTTCGATTGCGTCCTCGATAGTCATGCCCCGCTCCTTGCGGCAGCGATCACCGCGTCCAAGTGCTCCTGGCCGTAGTGCCAGTGGCCGTGATGCTTCACCTTTGGTTTTGGAAGGTGTGCAATCGCCATCCTCACCTCGTACCGCGAGAAACGTCGGTTGGCGGCCTCTGTCCCGGCAGCAATGAGGTCGCTGCAGCGGATCCAGGTCCGGTCGCGGTCGCCCCGCAACTGCATGAACGTCACTTCGCCTACGTTGCAAGTCATTTCACAATCCTTTGTGTGTGTGTGTGCCGCGTAACGTGCGGCTGACGGTCGGAGTCACCGGCCATGCTGGTGGAGAAGCCACCCGGCCCCCGGCTGCGGAGTTATGTCGCGACCACCGCTTGCGCTCTCCCCGCGGCCGATGAATCGGCAGCCGCTACGGCCGGGAGCGGCCGGAGTGAGTCGAGTGTCTTCTGCATTTCTGCGATCCTCTTCCCCAGTTCCATAGCAGCGACCACGTCAGCCGCTTCGCGAGTCGGCGACCACTCAGCGGCCGGCTGCAGCTCGTCGAGGTACTGTCGCTTGACGTATGTGAAGTCTCCGACTTTGACGGTCTCGCCGGAGAACTTGCCGACGCGGCCATCTGGAAAGACGTATGTGAGGTAGACGGTTGCCATTGGTTTTCTCTTTTCGCGAAAGTGGAATGTCAGAAAGGAATGTCGTCGCTGGATGCACCGCTGGCCGCGTCGGCCTTCTGCGTGGCGGTGCGGTTCACCGGCCGATCTCGGATCTCCTTCGGAAGCGGGTCCGCGTTGGGCTTGTATTTCATGACCTTCACGAAGTCGTTGCCGGCCTTGCTAAGTGCAATCACCGTCTCGACAGTGACGACCTGGCCTTTGAGTTGGCTTTCATCCCACTCGCCGGCTGGCGGGTCGACGCGAGCCGACCGGCACAATGCTTCGACCGACCCGCGGCGGTCGCACGGGATCGAGTCGAAGACGGCTTTGATTCCCTTGCCGAAGTCGAGCCGCACGGTGAGGCACGTTCCCTCTGCGTTGGTCTTCGATTTCGCCCAATCCTTGGGCTGCATCTTCACCCACCCGATGGTGGCGACGTGCGTCCCGTCCGGGCAGAGCTGCTCGGCGGCGGTGCTCGTCGCGGTGTCGGTTGCTTCTCCGAAATCGTCCCAGTTCATGTCTCAATCTCCGGGGTGTGCTTGTTTCCGATCTTCACAATGCGATCCGCGTCGCCGATGAGGGCGTCGTCGATGATCGACTTCGCCCGGTTGAATGACACGGCCCCACGCTTGAATGCCAGTGCCGTGTCCTCCACGATTTGCATGGCCGCCGAATGGCGGGCTTCGTGTTCGCGTTCTTCCGTGCTGCTCATGACGTAACCTCCTGTGGGTCGAGCTGCTCATGCCGCTTGTTGATCTCGCCGTCCAGCTTGTTCCGCTGGCTCTCGGTGAGGTCACCGGCCGTTACGGCCTTGTCGGCCTCATCGGCGATCTGCCCAAGCTCCTCAACGGTGTTCGCAGCCCGGACGCGGTCGAGCCATCCGGCCTTGGGAGCCGATGCCGGCGTTACACCAGCGAATAGCGGGGCGAGAGCCTCGATCGTCATGGGCAGTTCCGGGGCCAATCCGTAGCGGTTTTTGGCGTCGAAAGCCGCCGTCCGCTCGGCGTGCAGCACACGCTCCCGACCACCCTTGGCCCTGGTCCTGCCGTCCTCGCCGGCCACCAGCTTCGTGCGGTAGTTGGCGAAGAGGATGCAATCGGCCCACTCTTTCACCAGCGGCCCCGACTGCTTGGTCAGCTTCAACTCGTAGCGGTCGTAGCCCTCGTCCATGTCGGGCGGGCTCACCCGCTTTACGGTGGAGTGGCCGACCATCACGACGTTCACGCCCTGGTCGATCAGCGAGTCGCAGACCGCGAGAAGCCGACCGACAGATTCGGCCACCATCGTGTAGCCCTTACCGAATCCGAAATCCTCGATCGACCGCTTGTTGGCCTTCTTGAGAAGGTGGTCAATCAGAAGCCGCTCGGCCCAGTCGATCGAGTCGATCACGACCGTCTTGAAGCCTTGGTTGTCGCGAATCAGTTCGTGGAGGGCACCTTCAAGGTCCATCCACGACGAAACCGAAACGCGAGCCACGTCTAGGTGGTTCGTGCCGTCCTCTGTGTCGAGCACCACCGCATTTGGAAACTGGCTTGCCAGCGTTGACTTGCCGATCCCCTCGACGCCGTAGGCGATGACTCGCTTCGCCGTCTGCCGTACACCCCGTGTGATCTTCATATTTGAATCCCTTCTTCTTGAGCCCATCTCTCCATTTCACTCACGGCCGTGCGGACCATCCTCACGTCGCCGTCAAAACTCCGACTCTGCCCTTCGACCGCACCGACACTCGTGAGCATCAGTCGTGCAGCCCGAAGCAGCTTTAGCGCCCGGCAAATCCCCAATGCGGCCTTGCCGTCCACCACCTTCACACTCGCCCGTTTCGGGTCCACTCCGCTCGGCATTGAGTTCGCTCCTTCTGATAGACACATGACGCGGTGCGTCGATTCCGATCCTGACCACCGGCTGGTAGCCGTCGACCTTGTAGATCGCGGTGACGAGCACCGTGATGTCCGGGCCGATCTGGATCGCTTCGTCCACGCGACGACTGAGAACTAGCACCGCTTACTCCGTTTCTTGGCCGGTTCGCCAGCCCTGGCTCGCCGGGGTTGCTCCTGACAATGCCCCGCTCCGCGGGGCTCCTTTCCGCCGCGATACGTCGCGGCGGCATCCGTGAACGATCCGCTGATTGCCTCGCCGTACCACGATTTTCCGGTGCGGTCCTGCCGGATTCGCACCTCGGCCAGCCGACGCATGGCGTCCGGCTCGTCGCACAGCAGTCCGGCCACACGGTCTGCCAGCGTTTCCAGGTCGGAGATCGCTTCGCGAGCCATGTCGTGTACGGCCTCGAGGTCGCCCAACTGCAGCCGCTTGTCGATGTCCAAATCGATCGTCTCGTTGAGCGGCAGCCGCCGCGTGCAGAAGCCCCTCGCGGTGAGTGCCCGGATCATCAGCCGGTGGGCTACTGGTGCTATGTCGCTCGCAGCGGCACGGACAGCGTCCGCACGTTGACCGGGGCGGCATCCGGCGGGGTGTAGTCGCACCGCGTCACCCGACGCCGGTACTCCTCGTCCGGCGACCAGCTCATCCGGATCGCGGACGCGAGCAACTGGATGGTTGGCTCGGTTGGGTCGGCGTGATCTTGCTCCCGCTCGCGGTAGCTTCTTGCGTTGTCCATCTCGGCCTCCTCGTTCTTTGAGGGCGGCCAGCGATTTGCGTCTTGCAGTCATCGGCGGTTCCCTCGCCTATTGGTCCTGCCGATCACCGTGATCGGCTACTGGTTCTCTCGGGTGGGCCAACTGTACCTATGTTCACCGGTTGGTCAAACGATTTTTTTTCGCGTGGCGCTCGGCGGAAAGCAGTGTTTGGGGAGTTGAAATCTTGGGGCCAACATTACGGTTATCGGTAAAGAAGTCACGACCGAAGCCGCATCAGCGATCCAAGGGTGCGGAATCTTTACGCTTATCGGTAAAGAAGTCAACACCAAAAA